ATGCTGAACAAAGATATAGTACAGGAGAAGAAATACGAGTTTAGGAGTATTTCGAGTGAACTTTCTTGAGGATTTATTGTCAAACAAGAGTAATTCTTTGTAATTAATTCTACGAGGATAAATGGATAAAGTTGATATTGATTACATTCTCAGAGAAGCAGTTAAGCTTCCGAAGAGCTTAAAGAGTGTACTAGACGAACAATCTATGTTCGACATGACGGCCCCAAGCCGGCTAGATGACACGGAGAAGCTCTACACGGAAGAATCTATAGCACCCCCTAGGGTACCCAAACCCAAGAAGAGAAAGACGGATATACGCACGCTCAGGCGCAAGAAGCTAGAGTACACCAAGAAGCACCGAAGAGAAAAGGCAGATCACTACAGGGAAGCGGAAGGCTCTTTACGAAATCAGTTCTTTAAGATACGCAGGGAGATGCTTCGTAGAGCCAGGGGGGATGCTCGGGAAGGAAGCAACACTTGCTGGGATTGGGAACTGACCTTAGAGGAGTGGATTAACCTGTGGCTTAGCTGCCCCTTGGTAGATTTGGGGAATGGATTGATGGTAACAGCTAACTCCTTGAGGGGCAGGAAGTACAAGGAGAATGTGCAGCTAAAGCGTATAGATCCTAGTAAACCATTTAGAATCAATAACTTAGTTGTAATGCTGGGGAGAAGGGTACTGTACGTACCTTAATGAAAGATAAACAGGAATCCAAGACTATTGAAAATAGTTGTAGAAGAGCGGAACTTTTTTCCAAGTTTGTTGTCTAAGTACTCCGCAGACCCCCGCAAAGCGGATCGTGGGACAAGTTCTTTGGATTGACGGTCTGTGCCCTAGTGCTAGCTCTAACTGTGCCAATTGTTACCTAGCCCCTGTGATATGTCTATACTGTAGATGTAATCGGGTACTTTAGTACTACAACTAGAGTTACCAAGTTCGAGGAACGAGATAGCTATTATCTTGTGACGAAGAACCAGAGAAGAAGTAGGTTATCTAGGTATTACCCAAGTAATAGTGGATAGCTGATTGTAGTGAGTACTTGTTGTTATTACTCTTAAGTTGCTTAGTTGTTATTTCCTTAAGTTGTTAGCTATCCTCGCTGATGCTCTACAAACCAAGGCGAGGGGTTACTCGGGATAAGAGCACTGTTAAGGGCTATATCACAGGGAAGAAGGGCAACTGCGCCTCAAAGAAAGAAAAGATAATTAACCCTTAAAAGAGAAGAGATACTCAACTAATGTTAAAGAAAATACTAATGAACATCCTAGCTTTTCTAAAGAGCCTGTTCACCAGCAAATCAACAACCCCTAACTCACCCCCATCATCCACTGGTGGATCACCTTCTCCGCCATCGGGGACAGGTAATAGTACAGCTCTTCCAGAAGGATTTGACAGCGCGCCTAATGAATTTGGGTACGTAAAGCTAACTCAGGTAGAGCAGGATCGCGCCAAGTACGCAAATGATACAGATCCGGCATATCGCTATTGGGCCAAGACGGTTCCGCACTGGTACGCAATCGACGACACTCTCAAAGCGTTCACGCTTTCAGATGCGCAGCGTAAGAAGCTAGTGGCTGACTTGAATCAGGCAACGGTTTTGCTCGGCATGCAAGGCGCTGGGGAGTGGGCCCTTAGTGTAGCCGCCAACATTCCGGACAGCGCCGCATTCAGCACCGGCGACCTTCGCCCGGATATCGCTGGCGTCCACCTGCGCAATCTTGCCGAGGCACTCGCACACCAGCGCGCGCACATGAAGGCGATCAATCCGGACGGCTTGGATACGGTAGCTCCAGGTACGCCTCCAGATGCGTCTGGTGGTAAGTTTAAAAATTAACAATTACATCTAATCTGAACACACGAGGATAACCATCATGGCAAGTATTTCCAGCGTCTTAAATCAAAATCAAACACTAGAACTTCTAGAGAAGCAGAGTCTAGTAAAATCTTTCCGTCAAGCTACTGGGCAGTTTAAAGCCCTAGCTCCGACTAGCGTAGCTTCGTCAACGGCATTTGTTGCCGAACCAGAATTCTCTTTTCCACTCAAAGCTAAACGTAAGTACGTCTTGGAGGCTTGCTTTTTAATCTCTTCTGCCGCCTCAGGCGGAGCCAAGATTCAGTTAAATGCTCCCGCCAATACTTCTGGTAATTCAGTTCTCAGTGGTAAGGTAGCTAGTTCAGGTACTACTGCTTCTGGAGCTACTATCGGTACTACTACTGGGGCTTCTACCTCTACTCTGAATGCTACCTCGTTGTACTCTAATGCAGGCGCTACAGATCAAGTGTACGTGCAAGCATTTATTGTTCCAGCAGTGGATGATGTTTTGACCTTCTCCTTTGCTCAGAATACTTCTAATGGCACGGCTTCGGTTCTGCTTCAGGGTTCCAGTGCGAACCTGATCGAGCTTGGCCAGTCGCGGCGCTCTCCTAACGTAGTGTAATTAGTAGTGTTTAGTGAAGAGACCTGTAGAGCTTTAAGATTGCTCCTAGCGTACGCGAGTATGCTAGGAGTATTTCTTATTGAGTGGTTTCATCAAGGATCTGCAAAGAACCTAGAGATCATTCTACCTGCTACTATAGGCGCTTACCACTTAGGCGAATACTACACAAACAAAGAGGAACACAGAGATGAGCAACAGAATTAATCCCGCACAAGTAAATGGTACTATTACTGCTACTGGAACTGCCAATGCTATTGGCCCCTATAAATTCCGTGCAGGATCATCTATAGACGGGGTAAACATTAGGGTGTATTCTACTAATACTACAGATGTTTTTTCCGTCATAGCTGCTTCACCAGATGTCGATTTTACTGTTGCGGCTAATCAAATAATAGCTAAGACGGCACAGGCTTGCCCTTCAGTAGTATCATTTAGCAATAAATCTTCTAATCAAGAGTTACCTAGTTGCGATCTGTATGTATACGCAACTACTTGCACTGGAACTATTACTGTTGCTATAGAGAAGATTTCATCAACTTCTAGAGTATAACAATGGCTTGGGATGACCGAGAAAAGCAAGAAATAGAATTAGATGAGGGCAAGGTCTTAACCTCGTACAAGGATTCTTTAGGGAATTGGACTATAGGTATCGGGCATTTACTTGGCACCGATCCAAAGTTTCAAGGTATAACAATCACCGGCCCGGAATGTGAAGAATACTTTGAAGAGGATTTCAATGAGGCAGTAAAAGAAGCCCAATCGGCTTTTGATGGCTTTGAAGGTCTAGATGGTCCTAGGAAGGGAGCTATAGTAAATATGGCTTTCCAGATGGGGGAAAAGACCTTAAGTACTTTCCACACATTCCTAGATTACCTAGATAGGGGAATGTACCAAGAAGCCGCCCTAGATTTAATGAATACACGATACGCTAGACAGGTACAGCAAAGAGCTAAACGAATAGCCTACCGAATCAGAACAGGACAATATGCAGCCCGACAATAAAGATAACGAGAGTACCTTAGAGGAAGATGTTATTCCTCTTATGTTGATGACTAACGAACCAAATGAAGATAAGCTACGCTTTATGGAGTTACTCTATCAAGCAATGGCAGTAGGCCAAGTAGCTTACATGGATGGTAAAGACCCAGATACGGGGGAGATTGTTCCTCTTATTGTCGGCATTCAGCCAGAAGCTAATGGCTTAGTATCTATATACCCACTAGCTAGAATTATCAAACCCACCGATGAATCAATTAACTACCACGTCCCAGACGGAGCCGGAGCTTACTCACCCCTTAATGTTGGAGAGCCCATCGACCTCGGAATCTCCCCAGTCACCGCAGATAGCGGAACCACAACTGATAGTGGAAAAGAGAAAGCCGGGAAGACCGAAGGGAACGACAAAGAAGGACACACTATCCACTAATGATGGAGAAGAGCACTGGGCTATAAAGATGGTAAATCTTTATAAGTCTGGTGCTTCTGACGTTGAGGTCTGTAAGGATTTAGGTATCTCTTACAACGACTTTAACGATAGGAAGAAGCAAGATTCTATCTTCTCTAGTATTGTGGATTATGGACGCCTAGCTGCTAAGGCTTGGTGGATGGAGTTAGGGCGGAAGGGAGCAACTGGCGAAAAGAACTTCAATTACAATGCGTGGTATGCAGTAATGAAGAATCGCTTTGGTTGGTCTGATCGTAGCGAGATTGTAGAAGGCAGCGAAAAGAATATAGATCAGCAGTCTAAAGACGAGTTGATTTCTCAACTAGCTGCTCGCAAAGATTCTCTAGCCAAGCTGCTTAATACTAGCAATGTAATACTAGCTACGACTAACCTACTAGAAACAGATGACAGCGAACTTGAGCCTACATGAAGCAATTGAGAAACTAAATCTCAAGGAACTAAAGTCTAGTATTCCTCAAGAAGGTTACACTGTAAGGCAAAGAGCTGCGCTAGAAGCAAAGCTAAAAGAGTTAGTCGGGGCTAAGACTACAAGAGTAAAAGAGCCGAGTGTAGATGATTTAAGAAAGCTCATTGAAATACACGATGAGCTTTTAAAGCGAGAGGATACCTCTGGGTTCCACAAGTGGTTTAAGCCGGGAACTCCGTACGGGATAGATCGCTTATCTAAGCACAAGGCAATGTTTGACGCAACTAAGGACTATAGAGAAGTCCTTATGTTGGGCGGAAACCGTACAGGCAAGACCAGAGGGGGAGCTACTTTCATAGCTGCTCTAGCTACTGGGCAGTATCCTGAATGGTGGGAAGGAGTTAGATTCGACCATCCAACGTCTAACTGGGCAGCAGGTAAAACGGGGCAAACTACCCGTGATACAGTTCAAGAAGCTCTCATGGGGCCAATTGGAGCTTGGGGAACTGGAGCCCTTCCTCTAGATTGTATAGGAAGAACAACAGCTAGACAGGGCATTCCAAATGCTTTGGATACTGTAGAGGTAAAACATATAAGTGGAGGAACGTCCACTATAGGATTTAAATCCTTCGACCAAAAAGCCTCAAGCTTTTATGGTACGGCAAAGCACGGAGTATGGCTGGATGAGCCATGTCCTGATCTAGTTTATAATGAGTGCTTGATTCGTACCATGACTACTAATGGAAGACTGCTTCACACAGTTACCCCCAAAGAGGGCCTTACTAGATTACTAGCAGAATTCTTAAGCACCTGCGATCTACTAGCCGGAGCTGAAAGAATTAAGGGCCTAGAAGCTATGATGAAACTAGTAGAGATGAATGAGAATGATTGAATCTAAGGAAAAATCTAAAGCAAGCCGTGCTACTGTTACTATTGGCATGGAAGATGTTCCTTGGCTCGATAAGAAGGATATTCAGGAAATCTTGGCTGCTACTCCTCCGCACCTTAGAGACGCAGTAAAGAATGGAACTCCATCTCTAGGCTCAGGTGCAGTATACCCTATTCCCTTGGACGAGATAGTTTTAACCCAGAAGGATGTAGAAAAGCTAAGGCCCTTCCCGGCTCATTGGAAGTACTTGTACGGAATGGACGTTGGCTGGAATCGTACAGCAGTAATGTTTGTAGTGCAAGATACGGACAACGATATCATGTACGTGTACGATGAGTACTCACAAGGTAAGATGGAGCCAGAGATACACGCTGCTCGTATCTTACAAAAAGGCTCTTGGATGATAGGAGCTATTGACCCAGCTTCTAGAGGTAGATCTCAAGTAGATGGAATGCAGCTAATCAAGATTTACCGTCAGCTAGGGCTGCGTGTTAGGGAAGCTAACAATGAAGTTGAGGCTGGGATCTTTAAAATCTGGTCTAGGCTATCAGCAGGAAAGCTCAAGTTTTTTCCAAACACCCTTCAACTACAGAATGAATATCTACTCTATCGTAGAGATGATACTGGAAAGATTGTCAAAGAGCACGATCACTGTCTTGATGCTTTGCGCTATGCTATCAATACTTTTCATCTAGCTACCCCGAAGCCTGAAAGTATAGATAGACCCTTAATAAATAAGCAAGCTATACCACACTATAACGTATAACTATGATTAATGAATCTTCTTTAGGTGTAACTCCAGGACCGTATCAGCAAGTGATGCCAGTTACAGAGGCAGGGGGTAGCCATCTTATTAATCCAACAGATAATACTCCTGATAGTGCTACGCAGGTACAGATTCAAAGTGACGTGCCGCTGTCTCAAGAAGATCAAGATAAGCTAGTTAATCTAGCACTTGAGTTAGTACAGCGCAAGAAGGATGCTGAATTTACTCTGGCTAGAAGCGTAGAGGGAAAGCTAAGCAAGCGGATGGGAACCCGCAAGAATAAAGAGAACCAGTGGTTAGAGTCCATGAGGCTTTATCTAGGTTCTCTTTCTAGTTATAACATAGTAACTGGAGAATACCCTTTTGGGACTAAGGATGATTATAGTACTGCCGGGCAGAATATTCACCGCCCAGAGTTTAATATCATTCGCCAGAAGTGCAACATTGCTATAGCACAGTGCGTATCCCATCAGTTTGCTGC